TTGACCTTGAGGAACTTGCCAAGAATGGTAGAGACAAGAACGGAGTATACTGGAGGCTTGAAGATCTCAATAAATCTGTAGGTCCAATACGGAAAGGTGATCTGGTCATCGTTGCTAAACGACCAGAAGTAGGAGGGACTAGCTTCCTAGCTAGTGAACTGACCTTCATGTTTGAACAGCTAGGAGATAAAGATGCTGTAATCTTTAACAATGAGGAAGCCCCTGATAAGATTTATACTAGGGTGGTATCGGCAGCTCTTGGTGTAGATTACCGTACTATGATGTCGAATCCAGTACACTATGCCAATGAGTATACTAAGTTTCTTGATGGGAGAAAGATTGATATTATCCACAGTACTTCAATGCTAGCATCGGATATTAGGAGACGGCTTGACAGTGGTAACTATGGTTTATTAGGAGTTAATGTACTTCTTAAGGTAGGGGTACCCGGACGAATGGAGGACCATGACAAGCTACAGTATGTTGGTGAGGAACTACGAAGCCTTGCATCCGACTACTGTCCGGTCATTGGGATTACACAAGCTGATCCGTCAGCAGAAGGAGTAAGATATATTCATCAGGATCGTATCTATAAGAGCAAGACAGCCTTGCAAGGTGAGGCTGATGTCCTGTTGATGATTGGTATGGACTACGATGAGCCACCTGATACACGGTTCATTCATGTAGCCAAGAATAAGATCCCACCTGCACCATGTACTGATCCAAGCGTGAGTCATATCATGTCCGAGATTAAGTTCGATGGTCAGCTAGGTAGGTTCAGTAGTAAATTATTTAAGGGGAACAGTCGTGCCTTCAAGTAAGATAGTAGAAGATATCTATTTTGATCTGGAAACTACAGCACGTGGTCCAGATAGTAGCCCCGAAGCACACTATAAAGAGAACTATCTTGTAATGTGTGGTTACACGGCGTGGGGTCATTATAATTATAGTAATACTATAGATGATCTAGTCAGAGAAGTGGAACGTATGTTGCATGATGGTTCACGACCTAGACTAATAGCACACAATCTTAAGTTTGATCTTAAGTGGCTACTCCGACTAGCACCAGAAGTACCGTGGCATATGTGTGAGTTTTATTGCACCATGACCGCCGAATACAGGATCAGTGGTCATCGTACTAAGTTCATATCATTAGAGAAAGCTGCTACTAACTATAGTATCTCATTGAAAAAGACACTAGATCTCGGTGCCCTAATAAAACAAGGCGTTGATGTCGCTGACATTGATAAGAAAGACTTAAGTAAATATCTAGAGCAAGATGTTAAGCTGCTTCGTGCAGTGTATATAAGCCAAGAGCAAGCTGGTTATGATTTTGATTATATCCTACCTTTAGCACGGATGGAATTGAATGGACTACCTCTACATGAGGAAAAAACTAGGGGAGAACTCAAGAGTCTGGCTGGCATACATGCCGCTGCTATTAGGGTAGTAGAGTCTAATATCAGATCTAGTCTTGTGTGGTCAGACGGTACTGCTGTAAATAGTGGGGACTTCAAACCACTAGCACCCCGTACTATCAGCTACTACCTGACTGGCTATCCTGAGCATGGACTAGGTGGTAAGAATGATAAGAAGCATGTCGTATTTAAGCAAGGGCACGGTCCACACCTCGATCAGACAAAGATCAAAAGCGTATGGTCTGCTGAACCTAATCCAAACCTAGGCTACCCTATTAATGTAGGAGTATTAGATGATCTAGTCAAGCAGTCTCCTGTAGTAGCAGCATACAAAGAAGCGAAAGATGCTAACAAGATTATCAACACTTATCTTATACCCTTCCTTACCGAAGCTAAGCATACTGGTGGTACCATCCATCCTAAGCTTAATACTTGTAGCACCAACACGGGAAGACTTAGCTCTAGTAACCCGAACGGACAGAACATACCACCAACAGTACGAAACTTAATTAAAAGTACAGAAGGTTACATCTACGAGATCGACTTCGCTCAACTAGAAATGATTGGAGCAGCAACCTTGTCACGAGATTCTAAGATGATCTCTGATATTTTAGATGGGAGGGACATCCACTTTGAATCAGGGAAGGAGGTATTTCAATGGAAGACTCCAGCAGATATGACCAAGGATGAACGACGTACTGTGAAGGGTGTAAACTTCGGACTGCTATATGGTGGTGGGGCAGCAGGAATCAGTGAGAATACTGGTGCTAATAAGGCTACTGTTAAGAAGCTAATAGCTTCCTTCTATGAAAGGTATCCGGGTGTTAAGGACTGGCAAGATGAAGTTTATCAGGAGATCACTAGGTGTCCTTGGGTAGAAGGGCATAAGGATGGCGAATCTTATCGAGCTGCTATTTGGACAGCTCCAGCTGAACATGGCAGACGACGGTATTACTTTGAGGAATCAGCCAGTCCGTTATGGAAACAACGACAAGATGGCAGGACGTTTAGCTTCAAGCCTACCGAAACTAAGAACTATCCGATTCAGGGATTCGCAGGGGGTGACATTGTGATGTGTGCTCTTAGTGTTCTTGATGCAGTACTAGCCTTCACGGATGCTAAACTACGTATGACAGTACATGACTCCATCGTAGTAGACTGGAGCAAGGATAAAGAGAGAGACCTAGAACATATTATGAACAAGGTGTGTGAGTTGGTACGCACCGAACTGAGTATACCAGTGCCTCTGGTATATGATATAGAAGCCGAAGTGTATTGGCTATAGGAGTAAGTATGAAAGTATCAGGTGTAATTGATAGTATTGTAAGTAAAACGGTAGGTAATGGTGGTACTGTGTACACTGCTGTTATCGACGGAACCGAAGTTGATCTTGGATTTAGATGCCCTCATAATGAAGGTGAGTATGTTGACCTTGATGTTGAATCTACCAAGTGGGGGCTTAAGATAACCCAGCCGGGAGCACGGAGGTCAGTACAAGCAGCGAGTGCGCCAGCTAGACAGCAGAACAACAGCACTAGAACAGCTGCCCAAAAGAGTAAGCAGTTCCCAGTTGACCCTGACTCTAAAGACCACATCATCATCAGGCAGAATGCCTTGACCAATGCCAACGCAGCAGTGGCGAGTGCTATAGCTGCTGGTGCTAAGTATAAGTCTGCCGAGGAAGTATTCAATGAAGTTATTAAGGTTGCGTATAATCTTACTGGCTTTGCAATGGGAACACTTGATGCTACCTTAGTAGCGGAGGCTAGGGCAAAGCAAGAGGATGCGTAAGCTAGCCTTGATATTAATTGCAATCCTACTTTTATTCTAGGAGGACACATGAAACAAGTCGGAGACGTAGAGCAAGACATCTATACAATACTTGATAGCTCTGTGGATCACGGCCCATCGCCAGATAAAGCTGCCGAATATGCTATGCGTATCGGTGGTGAGATGGCGAAAGCAACCCGGCCCCGTTCTTCGGAACGGGAGTCCGGTAAGCTGTGGGCTAGTGACCTTGGAGAGTCTTGTAATCGTAAGACCTACTATAAGTTCTGTGAACCAGACAAGGCTGCTCCCCTAATGGGACACACCAAGTTTAAGTTCTTGTATGGTAACATACTTGAGGAAGCCGCCCTGTATTTGGCAGAGGAAGCAGGTCATGAGGTCAAGTACCAACAAGAGTCTGTTAAAGTACAACTTGATGACGATTGGCAGGTATCAGGTAGGATTGACGCAGTAATCGACGGTGTACTAGTTGATGTCAAGTCCACCAGTTCTTTCGGATATAAGAAGTACAGTAAGGAAGGACTCAACGCTACTAACGATAGCTTCGGTTATTTATGGCAGTTAGGATACTACCATAACTTCATGCCTACTACTGATAGGAACCCTGATGAAGCTGGCTTCCTTTGGATTGATAAACAGAATGGACACCTACTCTATCAGGATGTAACTCCAGAGTTACCTTCTAAGAATGAACTACACCATCGGATCTCCGATAAGGTCGAGGTTATCAACAAAGAGGAGGAACCTGAACGGACGTTCTTACCTATACCTGAAGGCAAGTCAGGTAACATGAAGCTAGATATCAAGTGTAGTTACTGTGACTTTAAGAAGCATTGCTGGAGAGACGCTAACGGAGGGAAAGGTCTACGTACCTTCTTGTATGGCTGGGGGCCAATTAGTCTTACCGAAGTTAAGAGAGAACCTAGAGTACAGGAGATTAACAATGCCTGACTGGATTGGAACAGATGAAGAACTGGAGGAAGAAATGTCTAATACAATAGAGTGGCCTGAGCCTATACCATGTGAGGTACACCACCCGGAACACTATACGGCAGGTGGTATCGAAGCACTCGATGTGTTGAAGGCTAAACTAACACCGGAGGAGTACCAAGGATATCTTAAAGGTAATATCTTGAAGTATCTACTTCGTGCTAATTTCAAAGGCTCACACCACAAGGACGTTGGTAAGTCAGTCTTTTATGCAGAGGAGTTGCTTGATGCCACGCAGGAAACGGAAACCTAAAGAACCCTTTCGCTCACTATACGAAGAGAAGATAGGCGACTGGCTTGAGGAGAATGGAATTGAATACGGGTATGAACTTTACAGTTTTGAATATGAAGGACCAGTGCGTAGAAATAGGAGCCGTTGCAGCGACTGCGGCTCTAAAGAACTTGTGTATGATGGCCGGTATACACCCGATTTCTTTGTGGGAACTAACTGTATCATTGAAGCAAAGGGTAGATTCACTGCGTCTGACCGTAGAAAAATCAAAGCCGTAAAGGAAACGGTACCTGAACTAAAGGAGAAGTTAGTAATGATGTTTATGACAGACAATAAACTAAACCGTAGTGCCAAGATGCGATACTCTGATTGGTGCGAGCAGGAAGGTATCGACTATATAGTAGGTACTGAACCTAAGAAGGAGTGGTTAAATGGCTAGACGATTGAACCCGATGAAGATACTGTATCTTGACATCGAGACTGCACCAAGTGAGGCTGTAGTATTTTCGTTGCGACAAAGATACATTAATCCTAATCAAATTAAAGAAGCTGGATACACATTGTGTTGGGCAGCTAAGTGGGAAGGTGACAGAAATATACAGTACTTTGGCCTTGATACTCACTCTGCCGATGAGATGGTTTATGCCATGCACGATCTGCTGATGCAGGCCGACGCAGTTATCCACTACAATGGTACGAAGTTTGACATGCCCACTCTGAACAGGGACTTCATTAAGCACGGGCTACCTCCGGTATCCCATGTCCATGAGATAGACTTGCTCAAGACAGTACGCAAGAGGTTCAGGTTCGAGTCTAACAAGCTGGACTACGTATGTCGTATGCTAGGACTCGGTGCTAAAGAACAGCACAAAGGGCTGGCCTTATGGACTGAATGTATGGAAGGGCTAGCAGCAGCGTGGCGTAAAATGCAATCATATAATAAGCAGGATGTCAAGCTCTTACCTAAGTTATATAAGGTACTGTTACCGTGGATAGCAGGGCATCCCAACGTAGGTCTATATAAAGAGAGTCAGCTACCAGTCTGTATGCACTGTGGTTCTACTAACCTACAGGAATTACAGCAGTCGTATACTAGTAAGACACTG